TGTCTTTATTAGTTTTGTTGTTCGCTTTAGAATGGTCGACACCTTGTTTAGCAAAATCTAAAGCATACTCATGAAGAGCTTCTCTAAATTTATCGTCTTCAATAGCGTCGCCATCTGTGAGTATATTACTGAGGTCTTTGTAGAGTTTATCAACTTTACTAAAGTTTTTTGAATAATCGTCTAAATTTTGTTGAGTATTTAAAGATTCTTTAGCTTTAATACTATATTTATCTGTATTTTGATTTGTCGGATTAGCATCGTTAGAGAAGTAATCGTTAGGACCAGAGGATGCTTGTTTACCGTTAAACTTACGATTATCTAATCCATCGTCATTAGAAGATTGAGCTTGTTGCATATTTAATGCAGCCGTAGCTTTTGCCGTCTTAATAGCAGCATTAGCTTGAGCATCGACAAGATCGAGTTTACCTTTTTGAGTAATTTTAAAGGCATACATATCTTCTTCAGATAATTCATTACTAAGGCCAAGTTCACGACGAGCTTCGTCCAAGTCAATAACATTCCCTTGATATTTTTGAATCGTATTAGATTCGAGCTTAATTTTAGTATCGATCGATACTTCGTTGAATGCAAACGACACATAATCATCTTTATTCAATAAAGGATTAAAGCCACCTTCTAATAATAATTCTGTAAATAGATATTTTTCGATAAAATTAGTAATTACGTTTTGGAATGCTCTTACTTCATCATGCATTAATGCTTCGGTGTTATCAGCAGAAGACTGACCGCCGCCACGTCCCATCGAAGATTTAGATGCATTTAATGCAGAGAATACTCGAAGTTCTAAATACTCTAAAAATTTTAAAAGTTGATTGGCTTGCATATTAGGCGTAATCGCTTCGATCGCTGTACGTTCATTCGTAACGATAAACCCGTCGTTTGGCATTTCTTGGAATGCATCGCGAGCATCGTTAATTTCTTTTTGCGTAGCATATTGACCTTCGGCCGTATTACCTACTTTTATATGCAAAACAGGGATGGCAAAGCGATATAATATCGTCATTACCAGCCCTTCAGCTTTCCGGAGCATAGTTACATCTTCTAATGCCGAATAAATTCGGGATGTACCATAGTCCGCATTATTCATTTTGTCGATATACAAATGAATTACATCGTTCGGAGAATACTCTTCCTGATTAATTACATATGCATCGATAGCCCCGGCATCGTTACGACGAATCGTTACCGATGCTGGATCGGCTAAAAATAAACCTGAAATTGCTCCACCGCTAAAAATCTTTTCAGCTTTAAGACCAAATTTCTCAGTATTATTATCTCTAGTTTTTATTATATACGAATTTGAGTAAGTATACAAGTCTCTAGCGATAGAAGTTATTAAAGTATAAAAAGGAATCTTCGTTCTAAATTCTATAACTTTAATTCTGTCGTTAACATAATTAGCAGCATCTTCGTTCTTAGATTTAATTTGATACCCAGCTTTAGTAATAAGCTGAGAAAATTTTCTAACGGCAACTGCTAAATAAGAATCTGTTAAGACAGCATTTTTTATTTGTGCTAGATCATAAGAGCGAGCACCGGGATTTTGTGCGTTAGCATTTCGATATTCGCCAAGTGTTACTGGCTTAGCTTTTAATGCCGACTGAAAATCTCCGGTCACTTTCTTATTAGTATCTAGCTTTTTTGTCGTTACTTTTTCGAAAAAATTAGTTAGACCCATTTATTTTCCTTATACAAAATATATTAATATTATTTATTATATCATATTAATATTACTTTGCAAAATTGTTATAAATATTTTGAGCATATCCAACACGTTTACCATGAGCTACTTCTGGTATGTTTTCACGTCCATCACCATCTTGATATTCAAAATTACCAGTAAAACAACTTACGGCTTGTTCGATAGTTTTGCCGTTCATATTCTCTGGTTTAGCTCCGGTATGAGTATTCATAATTTCATACTTAATCGTTGCTAATTGTGCTTCAAGATCACTAGGTTGTTTACCAAGTTGAGAAGCGATACGTGATAATAATCCTTGACGTTCAGAATCAGTCCATTGAACTAAACCAAAGCCAACGCCAGGTGACATAGTGCCAGAACCATCTTCGGTAATACCTAAACTAAATTGAGATTCTTGTTGAATATTACCTAAGATGCCGGCAATTGCATTATTATCATAGCCCATGTCCTTAAAGAAGTTCCACATCTTTTGAACTTTGTCATTACCTTTAAGATTAACAGCATCGACAGTACCGTTTCCACCGCTACTAGAAGTAGATCCAGCACCAGGTTTAAGGTTACCATAATTACCTGTTGATGATAAACCGTTAGCGCCAATCTTACCAGCTTCAGGAGCTAATGTATTTAAATAGAATATAGGATCAGGTGTCGGTGTTTTTTCAAATGGATTAATACCGTTATTAATTAATACACCTTTAGCCATAGCATTTTCAGCTGTTAAATTAAATACTTCTTTAGATAATTCTGCAGATGATACTAGTAGTTTGTTATACTGATAAACGGCGTTTACATATTTCTCGTCATATTTACCACGATAACTTCTTAACATGTCGTTTTCATATTGACTTAACATGGTTGGGCAATATGATAAGAAATCGTGATTGTAATATTCTTGACGAGTTTGTGCAGCTGCTTCGATAGCTCTCATAAAACGAATAAGTTCGTCAGCCGAATATAATTTTGCCATTAATTTTGCTTTTTCTCTTATTAATAGATCGTTACGTACAATACTATCATGAGCTACTTTACATTTTTTACCTGACGTAGTCTTAACAGCTAATGCATCGAAAGCTAATAATAGAATAGTTATGTCCTCGGCACCGCATAGTTGCACGGCATTAAACATCTTCGAAAGATAATCTTGAAGATAATCTTTCAATTTTTCAATCCAATGTTTCTTCACACGAACTAAATTACGTTTTGTCCATCGATATACTAATCGATCTAATTCTTGTGATTTTTCTTGAGGTACATCAACAATCGGAACGTTAGGAAAATCTAAATCTGAATCGTCTTTAGGTAACGGTTCTGGATTAACTTTTGGACTTGGTAATTCTGGTTCTGGTGTTGACACCGGAATAAATTTATTAGGATCCTCTGGTTCTGGAGGTAATGGTGTCTCAGGATCAGGAGGATCGATTCGTATAATCGTATCGGTCGTAATTGTTACGATCATAGTTTCGATAATAGGTCGAATCGGTATTGGCATAAATGGTAAAAGATTATAGACCATCTTTAAATCTGCCAACAATTCGTCCGTTTCAGATTTCTTCTCTTCAGGTTCTGGATAATATGGTATTGGATCTGGAACCGAAGTTATTTTCTTTTTAAACTGACCATCACTTTCATAGTGCCGTTGTGGTTCTATCGATGGTCTATACAGTATCTTTTTATCTTCAGCCATTAAAATAATGTCCTTTTAAACATTCCGCCTAAAGGTTTTCTAGACGTACGTCTATTAAACGAATCGTTAAGCGGAACTTTTTCCCATGCTTCATCTACCGATTCATATTGTTTCTTCTCGTTAGACCATGGATTTTCTAAATCTCGCTTTTCATATAATGGTAATGAATGCCCATTATTAAATGAATATACGGCTTCGTACGATGCTTTTTTAACTAGCTTAGTAAGTTCTGGAAAATGTTCGACGAACGCTAAATAAGCTAAACCTAAAGCATCGACAAAGTGCTCGTTATCACTGTTATAAACAGGAACACCTGCCGCCGTAATTTTTTCGACACGATAATCGATTAATTGTTTATATATGTGAGCGTCCCATGGACTTAATATAAGATTACCGCGCTCGATTAATATCGATAATTGATTAACCATGAATGGTTTTAAATGTTTCTTTTCTAAAGTACCAGTAACAGGATCTTGTACATCGATTTTTTCAGAGAACATCCAACCTTTAACCTTTTTATCAAGTCCGGTTTCAGGATGTTGTTTACCGTAAATCTTTAAAGATTCCATCTGATACTCGCCACTTCCCCTGTCTATATAAATATAGCTAGGGTTATAAATAGCATTTAAATCAATTATCTTCTTAACAGCTTTATCGAATGTAAATTCAGACGATTCAATTTCTGTTCGATTAATAACTCTAAATTTATTAAATACTTGATCGTATTCAAGTATAAGAATAGATGTTGGGGCCTGACTTTTGTCCCACGGTTAAAATTACATTGTATTCGCTAGATACAATTCTTAATATTACTATTAAGGTTAGACTATATCATTATCCTTTATAAAAGGATACCTTCCGCTTCGAGCTGCTTAGCCCTACTCTCTTACGAGATAGTCGTTGAACGTTTCTTTAAAAAAAATAAAGATTTCGCTGCTGATTGTCCTTATTAGGATATCCCAGCAATTCAAAAGGTTTGCATTTATTAATTACTTAATAAAGGGACCGGGTTTGATCCACGCCCATACATCTAAATACATTAGGATAGTATGTAGTTCGTCCTTCTGGTAGTATATGTATTTCTTTTACATTACTATCGTCCATCATAGAACGAACAGGTTTATATTTATCTCGATCGAAATAAGCATAGTTATCGATTTGTGTTGCTTCTTCGACTTTATCTTTATCGAATACGCCGGCTTCTTCAACACCGAACTCTGCTAATACTTCGTGATCATATGCATTCTTATCGTATGTATTTCTAAATTCTTCTTCCATAGCATCCGACCACATAGGATTATGTTGTGTCGGATGATAGTGCTCTTGGACAGTTTTGTTACGATTGTAATCGCTACTTACAACCTTCTATGTATTACTACATAGCTCAGACTATATCTTTATCCTATTAAAAGGACATCTTCCGCTTCGGATCGCTTGATCCTACTCCTCACCACGAGGATAGTCGTTGAACGTTTCTTTAAAAAATTAAAGATTTCGCTGCTGATTACCCCGTAAGGGCGTTCCAGCAGTTCAAAAGATTTACATTTATTAATTACTTAATAATGGGGCCATTTTAAGTTTTTTATTTTTACGATTAATATCTTTATTTAAATGAATCAAATAATTATCATGTTTTCTAGTCAAATATATTGTTGAATCTTTATATAGATAATCAAGAACTTTTATAAAAGAATCTCCATATATTTTATAATAATATAAAATATTGCCACTTTCTTTTAAAGTTGGTCTAATTTCATATTCTTTTATATTCAATTCTTTTTCTAAAAATAATTTTATTGATAGTAAAATATTATAAGACATACTGCATATTGCAAGAGTTTTATCATTTTCTCCGCCAATATATCCATCACCATCAATAAAACCTCGAATAAAGTGTTTTATTAATTCTTTTGGAACAGTATTTGGCAAAACTTCTTTTCCTGATTTATTTGGAACAATTCCATGATAAATCAAATCTTTGCATATTTCTTTTGAAGAAATTCTTAATGAATATCCTTCTCTAATACTGTCTTTAAAGTAATACAAATCAGCAGTATAATTTAATTCTTTTGCTAATTTTTCAATAATATATTTATCATCTTTTTTTAATCTAAATTCAAAAGAATAACAGTCTTTGCTAATCCCAAAGTCAGCCATACCAAAGCCAAGATAATATGCTTTTATTTCTGAATCAATATTTTTAAAATAATCAATATTTAAATTATATTTTTTATTAAATTCAGGAGTATGCTTTAAATTAAATTTATAACACCATTCAAGCATCGTATCTTTTTTATATCCTGCTTCTTTAGATATAGCAGATAAAGAACCATTAAATTCTTTTAATTTTTGTTCAAGCCAAGCTTTATTTCTATAAAGTTTTTTATCATTAAAAGATATATTATTTTTATTGATCCATCTAGAAATAGTATGATTATCAACATTAAAATAATCTGCAATTTCTTGAACTGTTTTTGTTTGCAACATATCTAACAATATTTCTTTATTTTGATATGGTTTCTTTGAAGTTTTTATTAATCCAAACTTTTTCATTGCTCTTCTAACCGTATTTTCTGAGCAATTATAATCTTTAGCTATTTGAGCTACAGATTTTTCTTCTAAATTACTTCTTAATTCGTCTTCATTAATCATAGTAACAATTCCTTTTATTAATATATGTAAAATAACTACAATTATATATTACCATATATTGGATGGAATTGCTATAAAAAACCTAATTTATTTGTTTTAACCCGAGTTCCTTCTTGGTACATATATCGAAGAATTTCGATCTACGACCAGTCGGTGTAGAAGAACATGTCATACCAATCGTATCACGTTCCATACATAACGCATAAATCGTATCGAAGTCACCTTCGCCGAGATAATCCATTTCCATTATTGTTCATATTGATTCGCTACATCAATACCGTTAATTTAATAACTGCTCAATATTACTATTGAGATCAGACTATATCATCTATGTTACCTACTTCCATCGTCAATAGCTTACAATGTACTCCCATGACGGGATAGTCGTTGAACGTCTCTTATTAAAAAAATAAGATTTCGCTGCTGATTACCCATAAGGGCGTTCCAGCAATTCAAGTAATTTATACTGGACCAAATGTTAATCCAGTGATATCCACGCTTTGTTACGAATTTAACCGTTTCCGTTAAACCCTTCTAGTATTTTCATACTAGGCCAGACTATATCTTCTTTAAATAAATTAAAGATAACCATTTCCGATTAAGGGAATTTCACCCGCCTACTTAGGCCGTACTCCTATTGCTAATTTTTAATGCGTGAGCCAAGGGATAGTCGTTGAACGTCTCTTAT